CTTGGGGGCCTGTGAGTCCTTGGGCTCCCGTTGCTCCTTGGGGGCCCGTAAGTCCTTGGGCTCCCGTTGCTCCTATAGGTCCTGAATTAGGAGAAACCCATGCTACTGCCGTCCCCGTAGTCGATAAAACATATCCGGGTGTAGATGGCGATGTAGGGATACTTATGGATGATACTATCAAATTTGGTATTTGTACTGTATTAAAATTAAATACTGTATTTGTAGTATTTGATGAAAATGCGCTTGTATACAGATTGGTCGTGGTTACCGAGTTACTTGCGTAAATGTTTCCGGTGACCATAAGGTTGGCTGTAGGCGCGGCTGTAGATCCGATGCCAACAAAGCCAGGGAAGGTCAGAGCCGTCGTACCTGTCCACTGCGATCCTACAAACCCTACAATATTTGTGGTGTAGATATTTGCAACATTAAGAGTTGTTAAATTCGCAAGAGAGGCGAATAAAGATGCTGTATTTACTATTGATGCGTTTAGGATACTGATTGGAAAATTTCCAATAATAGTTCCCTTGACGTATAAGTTTCCTGTAAATGTACCGTCCACGCTGATTATATTACCAGCGATGACGTTACCTGTTGTCGATAGGACGTTATTTGTGATAGTCACATTTGCCGGCGGAGTACTTGATCCCTGGATCGTGATCATGTACGGAGCTGGCCCATTGGCTATGCTATCACACATCTATTGTTTATGTATATTTTTAAGTTTAGGCTTGTGCCTCAGTCCAGAAGAGGTTGATTTGGGCCGTCTGTGGGAAACTAGCAGGCGAAATGGGAGCCTGTAGAGCCGAAGCATAAATCAGCAAGACGTCAGGTCCGTCCGGGAAGCACTGATTTCCTCCGATACACCCATTTGTTAATTCCTTGATTCCAGTGAGATCGAGATTGTTTTGATTCGCAGCCTGCACGATTGTTTGGAAGATGCGTTCTCCAGGCTGAGGCGTCTGATTATAGAGCAAGTTCCCTGGATAGTACTGCGCGAAACTCGGCTGGGTTCCATTTGTAATATTATTTATATTTACCCAGTTGGCTGGATTAAAAACAACGCCAGTTGGATTGAGATATCCTATAACCTGCATATTGAAGGGTGAAGTTGCTTCGAGGCGCTGCAGAAGAAGCTGGGCCCTGTTGAGGAGTTCCTTGGTACCGATATCTCCCACAAGTCCGTTTGTGACCGAAGGTGCTAGGCGGATGGCAAAGGCGTTGAGCGCATTACCCACCTGCCCTGGGGTAGCTGTAGTAAAACTCATATTAGTATTCGAAAAGTTAAAGTAGTATCCGCGTTCCGAGTCAAATCCTCCGTCGGTCAAGAATGATGATCCCCAGTGAGTCAGAGTTGGAGTAGCCGTACAGCTTATAAGGTTAACAGAAGTATTGGCCAGATGCGTCGTAGCCGCTTGCCCAGTGAATGTCCTGGCGGTGTCGCTTATATTGTAGTTTAGAGGCGCTGCGCGGGTACAGCCGAGGAAACAATTGATATTGGTACTTGTGTAGCTGATGAGCTCATTGTCTATGAGAAGGACGGCATTGCTTGAAGGGAAATAGGTCGTTGGATCATTAACTGATATGACAGTTGATGATGTGTTCAGATTTGAAAATAGACTCGTCATGGCCCCTCGGCTCTCCACGCTAAGCTCGTAACGAACGGGCAAGTTTCCAGAACGCATGTAGGCCTCGTCATTCACATTGTTGTTCTTAATACGGTGAACCATAAGCCAGTTTCCATCCGGACCACGGATCATAAAGTCTACGAAACCAGCACCATACCACGTGTACTGAATGCCAATCATCTGCTGACGACTCAGGTCGACCTTGTAACCAGAGGGACCTCGGCCATCGATGGTGTCGCGGTTAAACTGGCCCTGGGGCACTCGGAGTTCCTTGATCTTGCAGCACTTGACGGGAGTGGCGGACGTGATAGACGTGACCCCTCGGTAAGGGGGGTTGAACGTGAGCACACCCTGGCCCTGGATGGAGGTCACTTGGTGAACCATACCACGAATAGTGAAACGATCATTCACCTTGAGTTGATCCTGAAACCGAGTCGTGGGGAGGGTCCAGTTGAGCAAAGGAGGAGTGAATGCAGATATAGCATATGTCGTCGGCATGAATCCTATGGTGATTTGGTTATAATCAACCTGGCCAACGACCCAGACCTGGCCGAGCCCTTGAATATAGTTTTGCATAGACTGCTGAACAGTATGGATGTAGGTTCCTGATGTTTTTGTAAGTGTTATAACTGTCTGAGTATCTCCAGGGTTGATGGCGTTGGTCTGCGCCGCCCCATCGCCAGTTAGAGTTATTGCACCTGTCACTCCAGGAACCAAGGTTCCCAAAAGAGTCTGGCTCTGTGGAGTGACCGTGACATAGCCAGCCGTCGCAAAGGTGGACTGGCGGCGGACAACCGCGAGTGTCTGGCCGTCGTATTCCCAGAACAGGCCGTTGGGATCCTCAAAGCACCCCGCACGAACGCTTGCTCCGTGCCAACCCTGTACCACAAGGCGCGGCTGATCTCCAAGATTGTATAGTGTTGATGTGAGCGCCGTCTGAGACTGAACATTGACGGTCCGAGAATCAATTACTCCTGTAATTGTATAAGTTCCGTTAAATTGAGTAGTAGTAAAGTTGCGGATGATGGCTGTCGCTCCTGGTTGAGGAATACCGTGAATAATATCCGTCACTATCTGAATATTTGAACCAGCGGGCAGAACCGTTATGAGCGTGCCTATAGGTATAGTCGCCGTCTGGGCTGTATTTGTCCAGTTTATGTTTATGTGGGTGGTATCTGGAATGGCGTTTACAGTCACAGTTCCTAGATTAGGGCCAAGATAACTTGCTATAGTCTGTCCAACAGCAAATCCGGTCGAAGAAGCTACTTGCAGTGATAGAGGCTGCGCGCTAACTGAATTATATGGCCCGCCTGTGGTGGCCTGAGTAATTCCAAAGACATTAATAGAAGATATGTCTAACTGTGGGCAGAAGAGAGTTCCAGACGAGAACAGGATACCCTTTCCAGACTGATACCTAAAAGCCTTCTTGGACTGACGGATAACTGTAGATCCGTGCGCTGGACTCAGAGTGCTCAAAAGAACTCCGCCGTCATAGGGGCGATGGTTAATACTTGCGAATTGCCCTATGTAGAGAGTCGCGTTGGAGCTTGTGAGATTTGCGGATGTTCTTAGGTCGGGAGTTCCAAAAATATAATTATTTGCCACTATATTGAAAGAGTTTGAACTCGTTACATTACTGACGTAAAAAGTTCCAAAAAAATTAGAATATCCTGCATTTCCCAAATTATTTGCCGTAAGGGGAAAACCTGGCAGGAGCCCGTGAGCATTGCTTGTAAATACCTGGAGATTTGATGACCCATCTGACCAAATATTTGCAAAAGGAACGACACAAGTTCCCGAGTTGTACACATTGGCTCGGCGCGAAAAAGTAAAGTTTGACTGAATATTTCCTTTAGGAACCCAAGACTTGGCTATGTAATTGGCGCTATTTGAGTAAAGAGTTGAAGATCCCGGAGCCCCGCCAATATTACTCGCCGCAATGATATAATACCCCTCTGCACGATCAGACAGAGCTGTGCTCGACGGAGAGAGGCCAAACACGGATATAAACGATCCAATTGGAGGTATGACCTGCGTGGTTCCCTGAACAACATTTGAATAATAAATGGTTATATTTGAACATGGAGATGCTCCATCAGAAACTATGTTGCTAAAGGTGAAGTCAGTACCAGGAACTTCGAAAAAGGATGGAAACTTGCGAATATCCACATAGGACTGCCACTTGGTTGCCTGCAGGCCATACTCGAAATCAGCATCCATCATAGCTTGACCTAGGGACACACGCTGGCGTTCAATCGCGTCTGTGCCAAAGTCATAGGGCCGAATCTGGGTCGGAGGGGCGGTTCCATACCTGGTCCCCAAGGTTCCGTCTATATTCAGACTCATTTACTTTTAGTGTTTCTTTTTTTTTCACGTATCCGCCTCAATCTCTAGGCTAAAGGACCAATCGAGACCATTATTATTCATTATGTTTCCGAACCGATCCAGCACTGTTATATTGAGGCGATCGAGGCGGACCCCGCGGTCGGTCACTAGGACCTTCTGAGTGTGCTGACTGAGCTCTGACCAATGTCGTATACTTCCTGGCCCCACATCGAGTGGAATCTTGAAGGTGATCTGGCTCGGCTCGAGGGAAGACTGGCCCAGGTTCTCTATCCAGATATTCAAATATGTATCAAAATTTACAATATATGAATTAGTTCCCACAATGAAAGACCCAACCTGGCCATTCGTAAATCCAAGAAAAGATAGGGTACTCAGGGGTGTTACATTCATGGTCACGGCGCCGCCGGCCGATGTAAAAGTTACGCTGTTTGTGGATGAATTTGTTGCGAACACACCGACCGAGTTGCCGATAGTTGTGTTAATAGTCGCAAGAAAACTTACTGAAGAATAGTTTCCTGGAGGCACAGTATATACTATAGAGTTGACGTTCATGGTATTGTACGGAGCCCGAACGTTGTAAAAGCCTATGGGAATCTGGGCATTTTTTAGACTGATGGAACGGATCCGTCGGTGGCGATTTCCTAGAATAACTGAGCACTGAAAGGGATTACCGTTTATCTTGTTCACAGAGGGTTGGCCTGGGTACGTGGTGAGAACTCCGTTCGCCGAGTATGACTGAGGACCCGTCACTGTCTGGGCCGAGCCAGTATCGACGTGAATCAGATATGTGTTACTCATTTCTACTATTCTTTACAAATAAAATAAGTAAAAGCCCTGCGAGGAGCAAAGATCCTACAAGCGCCATATTCGGCCCTGGATCCAGAGGAACTGGAGGAGGCAACTCGTGAAGAATGCTCTTCTCCATTGGAACGTTTCTGGTATGGACCCTCAAGACACAGCCCGTGCCCGTGACGTTATTGGCCGTTGCCAAACTTCCGTAAATATCAGTCCAGTTTATAGTTAGGCGAGAAAGACTATCAAGTCTGGATGGGTAAATACCTTCAATTTTAAAGTCGGCAGATTCTTTGTAGTATTTTATACCTCCAGTAGGAACATCGAGAGGGATCGGGGCAAAGGAGTACAGAGAAGACGCCCCTGCAACCCCACCCGAACTAGTTTTAGTATTACCGACGGCCAGCTGACGAGCATCCTGGTGATAGGGTGTCCGCAACTCCGCAATGTCCAAGAAGACAAATGTATTGCTTATACCAGTTGTGTTTATCCATGCTGAGACTAACTCGACACGGTCGATATTCCGTATCGGGTTAGTTAGGAAAAGAGAATACGAGTTCGAGTTGGTGTAGACTGACGTATTCCTATATGCAGAATCGGCATATACCAGGTGGTACTGAGCCATTGTTACTAAATAATCATATTCTTTTGATGACCGACTCGCAGCGTCTTGTCGATGTAGACCTGATGACCAGCAGCAGTCATCGCCTTGCAAAGGGCCACATCCTCTGAGCTCATGTCTACGAGCAAGGGACCTACGGTCCCGTCGGGCTGAAGCCCTCCCCCAACCTCCTGAAGAGGACTCCAGAACCATGGATACTTGAGGTCCTCTAGGACTCCCTTGCGAATAAGCATCCATCCCATACCCGCGTAAGAGACAGGTACGTACTGGGGCTCGTTATCCAGATCAGGAGGGCTCAGAAACTTGAAGGTTCCCGTCTTGCTAAAGTACTCCGTGTCCCAGTCCTTGACTACGGCCAAGTGCTGAAGGTCCTCCATCATATATACTCCAGCCGTTACATCGTGAGGACTCTCGAGAATGTTGAAAAAGTCCTCGGTCTTGAAGACCATATCAGAGTCGATCCACATCATAGCATCATAGTCAACCTTTCCCTGGAAGGGCTTCTGATCTGGACCCTTGAGGACATCTCCTCCTAGACAACGGGCACGTGCAAAGTGGACAACGGAAGAGTACTGCTGGCTGATCATGCACTGATGGCCTTTGGCGGATGCCTGCATCAAGAGGTCGGACCAGGCCAAGAGAAACTCGCGAGAATAGGTGCGCCCAGGCATACAGAAGACAATCTTCATTTTCTAATTTTTTAGAGATTCTCTCTTTTATCTAGTTCTGGAGAAGAGAGCCTCCAATGCCGCTCTCAATCTTCCACTTGCGCTGCTGATCATGGACCCAGTCGCCGTCCCCACACAGACCACCTGGCGTCAGGCCGCGGGTATAGTACGAGGCATTCTTTGCTGGGCCTGGGACACAGTTCAGATTTGGGTTCATGTCAAAAAGGGCCGAAGGTGGGATACCCGTGCCCGTCGTCACCATCTCGCTGGGGCGAAGGATGAAGGTGCTGGGCCGAGAATACAGGCGGAATATAATCAGTAGGAGCAGGCCAATGATGACCAGGTGAACAACCGTCTTCAACTTGATAGGCATCATTTACTTTCAACAAAGTTTTTTTTTCGTCTGCGTTAAAGGTACGACTTTCATTTCTATAAAGGTCTTAGAACATGCTCTCGATTAACCCTGAAGAGTCTGGCCTGGATTTTAACGATGATGAGGCTGCCCTGATGGATGAGATATCTTTTGCCCGGCCAGAGAAGAAGGCGGCTCGGGCCAAACCCGTGCGAACAGTTCCCCGCATGGGCCCACGGCCGTCTGCACCTATTCCCGAGGATGCTGGGCTTGATGATTTTATTAACCAGGATAAGCGATTCGCACAATCCGCCCCTCCTGCAGAGGAGTATGACGGCGGAGAGGAGTGCGATGAGGAAGACCAGCAGGGAGCGCAGCAGTACGGGGGTGGCGGCGAGGTACCCTCAGAAGGCTACAAAACCATTGAGGATGAGAAGGCTGACCTTCTGAACAAGATTAGCCGTTTAATTAAGAAAGGAATTCAGGGGAATGGTCGCCTTAATTCTTACTCAAGCATCGAGGAGATCCGCACAGAGTACAAGCGGATGACCTACTCTATCGAGGTCGACCGCTCCATCAAGTTTCAGAAGCGGATGCTGATTGCGACCGTGACTGGTCTTGAGTTCCTGAACAAGAAGTTTGACCCTTTCGACCTGCAGCTTGATGGCTGGTCCGAGAATATGATGGAGCAGACGGATGACTACGATGGCGTGTTTGAGGATCTACACAACAAGTACAAGAATAAGATTGAGGTCGCCCCAGAGATTAAGCTCATCATGATGGTTGGCGGTTCTGCGATGATGTTCCACCTGACCAACTCGATGTTCAAGCAGGCTGTGAATGTCTCTCAGGTGATGAGCCAGAACCCCAATCTCCAGCGTGATATGATGGAGGCAGTCCAGAGGGCCCAGCAGCCCATTTCCACAGGGGGTCCTCCGCGCCCAGGACTCCGCGGCGAGATGCGCGGACCAGGTATGGACTTTAGTTCCCTGATGGGAATGATGGGACCGCCTTCTTCGGCTCCTCCTCCTCCACAGGTGGACGAACTCTCCGACGTGGTCAGTGACGCTGGAGGGGACGAGGTCCGTGAAGTTTCTATGAAGCCAACCTCCAAAAAGGGACGCAAATCTAGTAAGAAAGAAATTTCTATCTAGATAGTAACAGATGGCCATTTGTATGGCCCCCCTCGGAGAGTGGGATGAGCCACTGATCCTCAGGGCTCCTGTTCCCTCAGCGCCGCCAGTGCGCCCAGGACCAGATAGGACCGAGTGTAATTACTTGGTTATGTTTTTTGTTCTCGGCGTCTTTCTCCTTGCTCTTATGGATTCTATGTGAGTATATTAACAATGAATTTTTTTCCTCAACAAAAAAGCGCCAGTCTTGTTGGTTTCGCGAATTCTAGTCCTCTGGCTGGGTTAATGCCTATGCTTATCTTTATATTTGTTATTTTCTGGACTTTTGTCTGGCCATATATATCGATCCGTTTGATGACGGCGAGGCCACCCAAAGGAAAGAAAAAATCAAGTGGTAAATACTATTTAGGACTTTTTATGATTTTAATTTGGATTTCGCCATTAGCATTAATGTTTTTGGGTTATTATCAGCTTGCAAAAATTCCGAACAAACCCGTAATCATCAATCGAAACACCTTATCTTGACGACCTCGGTATCGCGAGCCTTTTCTTCACCTTCAACAACTATTCCCAGTTCCCTGTAGGTCGCAAGTCTCTTGCGCCACATGGAATACAGGACCGACCACGAGTCAACAATGTCCCATATAACCGGACGCGAAGCACCACGTAGGATACGACCTATGGCCTGCTTCACGTCTGAGTGAGGAGTTGCTAAAAATACAGTATCAAGGGTTGGGATATCCAAACCCTCTTGAGCCAGACTAAAAGTCCCTATGACTATTCGGGCCTTTGCCGCTTCATCAAGTGCCTTTTGATCCAGACCTCCAATATACAAGGCTGAATTTGGTAAATTTTCTTTGAGCCAAAAAGCATGTTCTCTCCGATCCGTCAGCAAAAGTATATGTTGGCCTGGACTTTTCAAAACAATTTCTTTTAAAAGTTTATTTCTTTCTGGAATCTGGCTCAACTTTGTTACAACCCCTGAAAAATCCATTTTTCCAAAACGCGTGACGGGCGGTGCCTCGAGGAATTCCTTACATGTGAAGGGCACACGGTGTGCCGTGACCTGCGTCTGCTGGGTCCGTGCGAGTCTGAAAAACTCGGGACCCATAAACCAATACAATAGACGCGTCAGGCCATCCTTGCGCTCGGGGGTTGCGGTGAGTCCGAGGGTATATCTCGGAGCCATGAGGAACATGGCCTGTGAAAAGGCCTGAGCGGCTATATGGTGCGCTTCATCAACTATCAGCATTCCAAAGGACTTGAAGGCACCTGGGGCAAACGGCCGTTGGCACAGAGTCTGAATCATAGCGATAACAAAGTCGTTATTGATACTGAACTCATCCTGCTGAACTCGTCCTATGGTTGCGCCCGGGCAAAATTGCTGAATGCGCTCGATCCACTGGTCGGCCAAGAATCCCTTGTGGACTATGATCAGGGTGCGACGCTTGAATTCTCCTGCGAGCGCCAAGGCACAGACGGTCTTTCCAAGCCCTACATCGAGAGAAAGAACGCCATTTCCTGCTTCTACTCCCTTCCGGACAGCTTCGACTTGATGAGCTCGAAGGCTCCCAGTAAAATTAATATTAGCGGGGGACCCTTCGGTCCCTGGGGGTGGACTTCCGCCGTCCTGGTAAAACCTGGGAACACGAATCGTGCCCTTTTGTGAACCGTCCTGCCAAACTTTGAAAGATGGTGGGCGTATACCCAACGCATTCTCAACAGGTCTAACGGTTAACAACTTTTTAATATCAGGGCACGAGGGCACCTCCATGGAGACACAGGACTTCAGTCCTTTAGATCAGAGGCTTTATAGCAGAAAGTATCCAGTAGACCTGACCATCCCAAACCTTCCGAATCATCTCGACCTCGCAAGACTCACCCAGGCGCATGTCCTGTACGGGCCGAAGGCCCTCAATCTTCACTGACATTACCCGATTGTATCGCCATGGGATCTTCACTGTCCTGACGTCTCCGTGACCCATATCAAAGTCCATGTATTTCCGTCCTTCCCGATCATACATGGGTTTTGAAATTTTTACAAACATTATTTATTAATTGTTTTTTATTTCTAAGGCTTCAAGTCAAACTTCCATACAAAACCGCCTGATGTTTTAAGATTACCCAAACAACACTGACTTATACCAGAAGCTCGGCTTGATGTGCTCTTTGCTGCTTCTGTTACACTCGAGTAACTACTCACTAACACACCATCTTTCGAATATTGTAAAACTTTTTTAGAAGAATGATTTTCTGAACCAAATCTCTTTGGGCGGAGTTTAAATGCTTCACTTAAGTTGTGTATAGTTTCTTCTGAAAATTTCATGCCTATACGCGCCTTACTAATTTTTTCACGGGTTTCTTTTTTCTTTTTAAGTCCTTTTGTGGAATTACTTATTTTGTGTTTCGTATCATCCGTATGTATTTTACCAATGTGAGATTCAGACATCTTTTTTCTGGTTATTTCATTCGTACAATTCTTATTTTTCGTACCACCTTTTTCCAGATTATATCCGTTCGGGGCGACCGTATTTCTTTCTGAAATTTCTTTGATCTCTAAAGAATCCAGGATTTCCCTCATATTTTCCGCATCAGAAACTTCATGAATAGTTTCAAATTTGAAGTTTTCTAAACCATATTTTTCAAATGCGCACTTTAAAAGGCCTTGGGGGTTTCTGCGATGCCCGCTCCATCGCTTCTCCACCCGCGGAGAAATGGTCTGACCTATATAACATTTATTGTTTATTTTATTTGTTATGAGATACACACATCCCATTACCTAACTTAGGGTTTATGTTTTTATTACAGTTTGAACTCTACTATCAACTCATCAATTGTCTTATAGTACCGAGCCAGGTCCTTTTTGAACCGTGCGTCCTGAGTCATTTTATTCTTGACTATATAGGCCAGGTTCGCCTTGGAGTACTTTGTTCGCTTTTGGTTCTCTGTGGGTTTTCTCGGAAGAAATTTACGCGTCTCCTTAGGCTTGGTCTTGGGGGCATCCCTGTTGATGAAGGACAGGGCCTGCATCACGGTATCTGCTAAATCATCGCGCTTCTTGTGCTTATCAAAGAACTCGACCCACTCTGTATTCGTCTCCTTTATAAACTTCCGAGCGCGCTCTATGCTCGTTGCCTTGCGCTGCGCGTACTTGGTCTTCCCTGGTCCCGCCACATCAGGAATCTTAAAGCGCGCGTCCCAGATGATCACTTCGCGCTTGGGATCCTTGGTCAGGAGGTAGGCGTGAAGCAGGTGTTCCACGGACTTCATACCCTTGTTACGGTCGGGCTGTTTTTCGATAAGGACTTGGGTCGACTCTGAGATCCATGTTTTTGTTTCAAGATGTTTTATGAGACTGAGGTAGAGGCCATCTGAGTGATTTGGCGGCACGCCATCCACGTCCCAACTTTTAATTTTTTTTGTTTTAGGATCTATGAGACACATGGCCAAGTTTTTGATTCCTACATCGATACTTAAAAGCATTCTAATTATTCCTGCTAAGATATTCTTTAATGGCCGAGTTGCGTAGCAACTCGTTTTCCCCGGGTTCCGAGCCGGCTTCGCCGCCTCGTCTCTGTTGCTGGTGGTGCTGTCATCCGTGGGAAGGCCCTGAAGTTCATGCTCCTTACAAATATGATGACCGACGGAAACACTTTACGACCAAAGGGCGGTTTTGTTCTTTCGAATGTGCCAAAGCATGGATCATCGAAAGGTCAGGACCTCGCTACGGAGAAATTCTATCTTTCATGGCTCTTTATCGTAAGCATGTTTTTGGAAAGTCTGTACAATGCTTCACTGCTCCAAAAAGAGAATGTTTAAAAATATTTGGAGGACCATTAACAATAGAAGAATTTAGAAAATGTGCGAACAAGGCTCCGTGGGTACACGAACCAGGGGATACACACTTGGTGCATGAGTTCGAGTCAAGAACTCGCGCTGGCTCCGCGTCTGTAGAAGGTGACGGATCGGGCCTTGCTCTCGTCAGGACAAAGCCACTTAAACGCGCCGAGTCAAAACTAGAGGCGGCTCTCAAACTCAAAAAAAAGGGTTCTGTGTCTTAGAATAAGAGTCGCTCGTCTTGAATTCCAAAATGGCTGAAATTCTTCGTACGCACGTACGCGCCTCATTCGCATCAATTGTCCCTGACCGCCCATACGCCCGAAATATAGAAAAGTCCATATGGGAATGGGCTATAGCAGAGACGAAAAAGACGAAACAGGCGGTTTCGTTTGAGAATCGCTGGTTAAGGGCTCGGTACAAGAACAAAGCCATTCATTTGCTGGCCGAGCTCAAGAGAGACCCGACATGGGTAACCTGCGACCTGAAAGTCGGTCCAGACGGTCATGTAAGTCTGGGTCTAGGGTTTCAGCCGCAGCTCCAGCACCGCATATTCGCCAAGGAGCTCAAGTCTTCTGAGTTGGTTGATACATCTGCCGAGATTCTCTGGCCAGACGGCCCTTGGTCTAAAGCGCAGTTTGTGAATCGCAAGAATGACATGATGATGGAGGAGCGCAGGAAACAAGATGAGGGTTACGAAGGCCTGCTCAAGTGCGGTAAATGCAAGAGCCTCAAGACGACCTATTACCAGCTGCAAACGCGTTCGGCCGATGAGCCTATGACGACCTACGCCACCTGCAAGGCCTGTGGACACAAGTGGAAGTTTTGCTAAATAAACTTGAGATTGCCGCCATCAAGAACCTGCACAAGTTTAGGAGTCCAGTCGAATAGAAACCAGTCCTTCTTAGCAATGAGTGTAAACGGTTCACCGAAAATTACGTGCCATAAATGCTCGAAAATAACCGCGCCCTCCTTGGAAAAGTCTGGGGTGTTTAATTTATTGAGCCACTTTTCATAAAGTTCTTTAGGATTTCTTAGAATCCTATTTTTCCCTACTATGAATTGGGCACCGAGTTCAAATATAAGGGGCGAGTTATGACGCGGTTTATTCGCAGGAATCTCGAGATCATCAAAAAGACTATAGACTTTTGCATCAGTATTCAATATATCTGTAAAATCTGTAGGATGAAGTGAATTATCTATAGGAATAAAGTCGTATTTTTGAATGTTGGCTCCGCGAATAACCTCCAGGAGTGGACGGTCGTGGTTTTGGTGAACGCTCGTCTCGTGGCCGTGAATAAAAGCCACATGGTCAGGAAGGTTTTCATAGTTCTCCACAATGTACTTGAGGTAAGAACTTGCTTCTAGGCCATAGTTGGGGATAGTATGCTGCGGCACAAAGGGGCTGGGTTCTGCCCCCTCCTTATCTATCAGAACTACAGGAACATCTGCGTTTTTTAGCCAGGTCAGGTCTTCTTTCCAGTGCGCCGTGACTATGGTCAGGCTCATAATGAATGTTCCTATATTTTTTTTATCTAGTAATAGTACCAAATGGTAGGCCGTAAAGCAGTCCCCCACCACCCAACGAAGTTCCTAAATTCTAAGCGCCGCGTTATCCACATGACTGCCGATGGCAAGTATGTCGCAGTGACGGACGGAGGCAAGAAGCTCTACAACCCCAAGGCTCACTATGTGAAGAGCCCAGGCGGCGGCGTCCATGTCGTTTCTAACTCGACGGCGCGCGTTCCCACCAAGATCCGCAAGGTGGCTGTTCGCAAGCCCCGTGCGAATCGCGGCGCTGCTCGTGCGCCGCGTGCGAACGTCTATGGCCTGCGCCGCCTGTTCCGCACCCCAGTAAAGCGCGGCCGCCCACTCAAGCCAGGAGGCCCCAAGAAGTACGTGCGTAAGGAGGGCCTGCGCAAGGTCCGCAAGAACAAGGGCGTGGCTCGCAAGAAGAAGAGCCCCCTGGCTCGCCTGATCGCTTCCCTGAACTAAATTCTCGGCAAGCCCATCCGCGCAACTCGCAAGAACAAGGGTCAGGCGCGTAAAATGACTTAAAAAAGATTTATTAGAAACTCTCAATGAGTCTTGTGCGTGTCTGGACCAATGTGGGTCAGAAGAAACCCAAGGCTCTTCTGGCGAAGATCTTTTCTTCGGCAGAAGGTCCAGTATATACTATACGTTATCTAAGTGCGGAATCAGAGGAGGATGAGCATGGCCGCCTCATTCACAGGTATGAAGATGAAAGTTATGAGGTTGATGATGATTCAGTAGCCGAGTGGTTGGGTCTGGATGATGAGGTAGATCTTGGTTTCACGCGCGTCGGGGAAGATGCGTGGGTCAAAGGAGACCCTGACTCTGATTATGTACCAGACTCCTCAGAAGAGGATGATACGGAGGATGACGAGGATGAGGATGAGCCTACAGACGACGAGCCGGAAGAAATGGACGAAGAGGAGGATTACGGAGGGGAAGAGGAAGAAAATGATGACTATGAGTAAGATGAATTGGGTGCTCTTCTTTTTGTTTATAATTATGGCCATCTGGTTTTTCCGTTCTTGCTCCAAGAAGGAGGAGAAGTACTGTGGATGTGGCGCAGGCGGGGGTCCTTAAATTTTTTAACAGCCTAGAGTAATGGCCATGACTATAAGCTTCGGCGAGTCGAGTGGCTCAAGCCTGGCCAACATGGGTTTTATTCTTTTGATACTTGCTATATTCTTATTCTTCACTGGTCTATGGCAGAGCATCAGTAATCAGTGGACTAAATTTTTCAGCGCGGGTCTTTGGACGCAGACTATAGGGAACGCCAAGGCGACTTGGGCGGCAGTACCTGCTGTGGCAACGCCGCCGATGGTTCAGCCCTTGCCTCCTGGAGCCGTCCCTTCGCCAGCCCTTATGCCCATGGGAACCACACCTACAGTCGTCCCAGTCGTGAATCCAACGGGCGTGGCGGCCCTTCCTGGAGCCCTCCCTGTCGCAGCGGTCACCGGTGCAGCTCCAACATCGCCTCTTAAGACGGCTTAAAAACAAAAAAGTCTTTTATGAAAATGTCGAAGACTATAACCCAGAAGTTTGCCGACTCATTTAATCCCAAGGAACAGAAGCACGTATCATGGCTCCAGAAGATGCTTGAGATCAAACTCGACCCAGAGAAGATGGTTGATCTTTCAAAGGAAATGAATACCAATCCTATGAACATCAAGGTGATCCCAGTTGAGGCGCTTGACTGGCCTCACATCAACTTCGTGCTGTGCGCCAAGTACGCCAGGGCGGTTCTGTGCGGAGAGGCTATTGTTCCAATGCTAAAATCTGGTTAAACCGATCCTGGTAAAACTCCATAGGCGCGTCAAATGAATAGCGATCACCTGAAAATGAAAAGTTCCCATCACCAGATGTGATTTCTTCGACTGAAATCATATCTAGTAGATTACTTGTACAGTACAATTTCAGGTCTTCATAATCCCACCCATGAATAACGAGCAAAGAGAGCGACATGTCGGGCGGGGCCCTTGGCATGTATATTTTGCCCGAGGTGACATCTGTGTTGGGCCACTCCTGGTCGTTATTGTAATTTGTTTCGAGCATTTGTCCGACGAAATAAGCCGTATCAAAAGTCTTAAAGCCGACTATTGAAGTTCTGGTATCTTCTGATAACTTCATGGTAAATGCGGTATTGTGATCTCTGTGGATGGTATAAAAGGCGGGGGGCGGGCGATCGAGGACAGGGCGTGGGCGGGGAGGAGCCAGCATCTTACTATAAGATGAGACGAAATCTCTAAACCATGGAGAAAAGAGGTTCTGTGTCCACAGGTACTTCAGCGAGACCCTTTTTCTTCACAAAACAAAGATTTGCCTACAGTAGCAATGGAGTGCTCCGTGTGCTACTGTGAGTCTGGCTCTTTCTGCAAGCTGACCTGCGGTCACGCGTTCTGTAACGGATGTATCAAGACCTGGTACCTGAAGGGTACAGGCACTGGATGTCCTATGTGCCGCAAGCCTATCCACTTCAAGGGATTCGCCAAGGTCCGCGACGAATGGGACACAGAGGCTCGGGAGACGCGCTGCACAGAGGTTATTGACCAGGCGTTTACCGAGGCGATTGAAGAGGCGTTTGAGTTTTGCGCCGAGGTCAAGTCGAAGAATCTCCGTAAGATGATCATGGACAGTCTTATGGAGGATCTGAGAGATATTGAGAAAACCTCAAACTTTCTAAAGAGCTATGAGGTGGAGCCTGATGAGTTGGAGTACTGGCTGATGGAGACCGACGAGTACTTTAGCGACCGCCACATAGGCAGGTGTTCGTGGATCGACGAGCCGAAGAAGGAGTTTACGACCAAGTATCCAAGAATAGAGCGGGGGGCGCAGGCGGGCAAGCGATGCAGAGCGCGGCCCGACGAGTGGTACTCGGTCAGCTTCGTGTTTAATATGGTATAGAACCTTCGGGAGCGTGTAACATAAGTACACCAATTATCACCAGAGCAAGTCCCGCATATTCGCTAGGTCTCGAGAGTCTCTCCCCTAATATTAGATAGGCCGCAACAGACTCTATAATGGCCGATATCCCGTCCCACATGCCATTCACATAAAGAACATTCCCCCGGCGAAGGCTCTTTATCAAAAAGTATATAACTGCAACGTACCCAAGAGATCCTTGAGCGAAGGATGCCTTGGTTCCGGTTCGGGCAAAGGACTTGAAGCCAAAGTCGCCAAGAACTTCGGCAAATGACAGAAGGATGATATTTCTCAAACTCATATTTCTGTATATCCATTTACAATTTTATTATTAACAATCATTGTCGGATAGCCACTTACAAAGTCTGGGCAGGCGTTCTGCCCGCAATCAACAAAGTGATAGGGCAGGCCCTTGGCGTCCATGTAGGACACCTGCTTCTTGCACCATCCGCATGATGGAGACCCAAAGATGACCGTCTGGTTATAGCCGCTTGAACTGCGCAAGTACATAAAGAGCAGGATGAGGGCCAGGGCTACAAGACATGGACGCATCATTAATAGTATACAACTTTATTATCGACAGTCTCCCAGGGATTTATTGGTGCGAAGATGAGGTCGCGGTTTTTGTGCTCACGGGCCTGCTTGACACAGCCTGGGCATCGGCGTTCGTCAAAGCCTGGCATGTAGATAGGGTTGGTGAAATGACTAACGGAACCAGCCTGCCGTACGTATGGAGATGCGAAGATTGACGATATGCACCATAGGACCACAAGGACCAAAAAGATCTTCAGGAGACCACGGCGCATCTTACCCTGTGCCTACATAAAAAGTTGAGACACTAAAATAATAGAATGGATACTATTACTGCTGTCGTTGAGCTTGTCCGCGAGAACGAGGAGATGCGCAAGTCCCTGGATATGTACGAGGATATGTGCGAGGCCCTGATTGGCCAGACGGTCACCTTTGCGAACCGCCACAAGAATAAGACGCGCTATGTAACGTGCGAGGTCGAGGAGTTCGACCTTGGGACGGGCGAGTGGCTAGTGCGGGACATTGAGTCAGACGAAGTGTTTCCTCTTACATTTGAGAAACTATTTGATGGTTCAGTTACTATTAATACGATGCCCGATCCGGTCGAGCGTCCTAAGCGGACAGTGACATTTGTCCAGTAGCGCGCGCGTGCAAATCTATCGCGAAATCTAAAAGTCCCGGCCAGATGTCGTTATCCCAAATCTCCTCATCTCTTGTAATCAGCATGGTCCCCGTCGTGTTGTTGTACTGCTCGACAAGTTTGGCCCGCACAAGTCCCAGCATGCGCAGATATACCTGTATCTGCACATTCTCGTACTCTCGCACGCTGTTGAAAAGCCCGCGTGTCCTGTTCTTGATCTCGACCAGAGTTCGGCTGCCATCGGGAGCCACCTCTATCCTGTCAACCTTTCCAGTCACGAAAAAGGTCGTCCCGTCCTCAGTCTCCAGCAAGGGCAGGGTATAAAAGGCGTTGTCCCGCAAAAGAGTCGCGCCCGTCTCCTCAGTAACCTTATCGGCCGTCTTATCCTCGGACCGCGTACCGTGAGTCGTATAGCACGTTGACCGCAGATGGTCTATGACTCTCTCCCTATCCTCGGGGGACAAGGTTGTATTAATCTCAATATCCTTCTTGGCCTTTTCGTAGTTTGCCTGGGCCCCTGCAGAGTCCTTGGCCTTGAAAGAAACCGCCAAGGCTAGAATCTTCTGGGCTGCTGAAGACTTTGCCAGAGAGGCATTGGCCTCTTCACGCTTCGTCAGGCCCTCAAAGGTCTCGGGCCAGTACTTTTTCCAGATCTCGTCTCGAACCTCAGACGCAGGCTTGTAAGGGTTCAGGCCGATACAGGCCGCGACGTCACTCGCTTTGATGACGACCCGGGGAGCCATTTTTCTTAGAGAACAACTTGGCTTTAGACCTTCCCAGGACACTGAACCACTTTTTTTGTCTGACCATAGTAATTATGGGAGGTCTTTTTAGCACTCCAGCACTTCCAAGTATGCCTAGTATGGGCGGCGGCGGAGGCGGCGGAGGCGGCGGAGGCGGCGGAGGCGGCGGAGGCGGCGGAGGCGGCGGAGGCGGCGGAGCCAGGAGGAAGAAAGGAGGGGGTCTTCGTGATTCAAAGGGCCCGTGCTACAAAGCACCCGACGTATGTGGCTCTAATGCTTATAAAAATAAAAGGAAAAAAAATAAAAAACTCAAGTGCCATAAAGCGAATATTAAACGCAAGTGTGGAACTGGCGGGGGCAAAATGTCGAGATACGCGGAAATGTACGAGGACTACGAGGACTACGAGGACTACGAGGACTACGAGGACTACGAGGACTACGAGGACTTTACTGAGGAGCGGGTGATGAGCTATGCAGAGGAGTACGCACCTCCAGGAACTCTAATGACCGATAAATACGGAGAGGAGTTTGTCCCAGGAGCTTACATGACCGAGAGCTACAGTGGTTCTATTACCATGAATCCATCCGACTTCCCCCCTACAGGCCTACCTGCCTCCGGAAGCAAGAAGAAGCCCACTAAGTCGCCCACGGCTGGAAAGTCTAAATACGCTCATGAGAGTTCCACACCAGGTATAAACCTGAGTGACGCCATGCCTTTGAGCCCAATGGTTGAGCACATGGCGAGCAATACTCAGCCAATGAATTTTGTCATATTTCTTCTAACCATTCTATTCATTGTTTTCGTCATGATGCGCAAGTAAAGACTCCGGGCCCCTAAAATATAAATGCTTCGTGTAACAATTCCACGAACAACCCCCGTGGTTCACGCCACTCCACGCAAAATCAAAGCAAGTGATGTGAAGCATGCTATCAAGCACGCTCAGAACCTTTGTTTTAATTTTGAAAATACCCCCGAGTGCCGTTCGGCTTGGGAGATTGTAGAGGAGTTGTCCGAGGCCTTGGATGTTCAGAAAGAACGACCAAAGGAGGAGCCTAACCGTACTGAGTTGGCCAAGAGGGAGTATGATGTCTAGGTCGCCCGCTTAATGCCACGGTAGACAACAAGGGCCACATACGCGCCCATCAGTTGAGCCAAGATATACTGAGGCAACTTGAACATCGGCAGGTCACCCTTCATCGCCATGGCAAAGGACACGGCTGGGTTGATGTGACCGCCTGAGAGCGGGCCTATCATGGAGATTGCCAGCAGGAATCCTGCGGCGATAATGATCGGCTTGCCCGTGAAGAGAATTGCTATGACCAGCAGGAAGGTTCCTAGGAACTCTGCGAGCATGTGCTTGAACATTTGTTACTATTAACCCATAAATATTTGTAAAAGGGCCCATGATGTCTGGGCCGTAGTAAGCCAGAAGAACCAGGGCGTTAGGATCCGTCCAGAACATTCACAATTTTTATTTTTTTCAATTTTTATGTACCGAAGAGCAACAAAGCCGTAGATGACTGCAAGGGCTCCCATGGGCCATCCGAGCAGATGGGACAGTCCGAGCAAACGCGCAAACTGGAAGACGAGACCTGCAGAGAAAAAGAACTGCATGTAGTCTCGGCTGAGACCCTTGGCACAGTCGCACTTGGCCAGGCTCCGTATCCACCTGAGGACATATACGAGGATGAGGATATTCACCGCCTCTATCCACATTACTATTACCGTAGACTATTTACAAACGCAGTCTTCACGGCTGGATCCAAATGTTTGGGAAGTTTCTTTGTAAATTCTTTTTTGAGGCCCTGTTTGGCTTCTTCTACTATTTTATCCTCGTGCCAGTTGTACTCGTCACAGAGGATAAAGTACTCTTCATGGTCTTTGAGTTTTGTACTCCCAGATTTAAGTATCTGAATGGACTTCAGGTTCGGGACGTATCTGTTCAGGACTCTTTTGATTTCTTCCCATTTCATGCAGCTTAGATAGACGTGGGCGCGAACACGTTTCTCTAGGAGCCGGAGGAGAGCCATTCCTATTCTTTGTTTATAAGTTTTGAGAGCGACCATAGGTCGCTCACTCAAAATTTGCATTCTTGACCCACAAGAATTGAGGGGCTGCGCCCCTCGGATTTAGCTGCTATAAAGCATGGACCCCATGCCCTTCTGAATACGCAGGATGTTGTAGTTCATAGCGTAAATGTAACCGGAGCTTCCGCCCGCCAGAAGGGCCAGGTTGCTGCCGCTCGGGGTGATGATCCGGTACGAGTCGAGCCGGGAGAAGTTGAGGGAACCGGTCGGCTGGAGTTTTGAGGTGTCGAGGCAGTACGAGATGATGGTAATGGGCGCGGTACCCGTGGCGGCCTTGTAGCCGAAGGGTGTGTGGTAGTACTGCGGGACATCCTGCCACTGGAAGAGCGAGCGCGTGTCGCCCACATCCACTCCGTTCAGCTGCGTCTTGAACTGGTAGGACGCAGCGGAGATGCCAGTCGTGCCCTGGGTCGCATAGGCGGTCGCGTAGCTGTTCGACACAAAGGCCAGGAACTTGACGGGGTGGGCCAGGTTCACCTCGTGCGTCGTGAGGGGGTTGATAGGAACACGGTTAATCTGCGTAATCAGCATATCCATAGGCGTCGAGGCAAAGTACTCGCGCTCGGCACCGTCCAGGTACAGATAGCTGCACCAGGCCTCGTACTGAAGCTGCTGGTACGTGCCGTTGAAACCCGCAGTAGAAACAGTGAAACCGATTGGTGCGGGAACAGTAGGATCTACAAACTGGAGGAAAGACTGGGCTCCAACAGAGATCGTAGCTGTGCTCGGAGAGGCTGTCTGGACGGGGAAGGATATCTCGATAGTTGCAATAGATGAGGCGGCTCCTGTAAATCCTCCACTTGCCGAAACTACCTGACTTACAGTCACGGGGCCGCTGTATTGCGTGCCTAGCACAGACATACCCACAGCTACATTTCGCGTGGAACTTGCGATATTCTGGAGCGCAATGATCGCCGAACCTTGGCGGTCCACGCCGGGCTGTCCGTTTGTAGTGATCTGTGCCACAACCATAGACTGTGGAATAGCAACAAACTGGGCGTACTGAACATATGCAGTCGTTTGAGTAGAGGTGGTATAGCCAATAGTGATGGAAGCAGCGGCCGAAGCAGCGACATACGGGTTGGTCAGCACTGGTGCCGATGCGATTGTCACTCCCGTCATACTCGGAGTCACGTAGACGAAGCCACCCAGGGTTGGGGGAGTCGCGACAGTTACTCCGTTCTGAGTCAGCTGGCCCGTGGCCGTGGCACCGCTGTTCCCTCCCGTCCCCGACGACTGGAAGGACGCGGTTGCCGCCGTAATAATACCCGTGAGATACGATGACGGAACGAAAGAAAGGACAAGGCTTGTGCCCGCATAATATGAGTTCCAGTCCGACAGTGCCGGCGTGACTGCAGAACTAGCCGCCGTAAGTAGAGCGTTGGTATTAACCGAAACAAGGGTCTGGGTAGATGTTCCGTAGACTGTGTTCACCGTAGCAATAGGGAGATTGAAATACTGGCTTGTTGCGAGACCGCACATAGTCATTCCTGGTACGATGGTTCCCGTTGCGGCACCCGCGAGCACATTGAGTACTGGGAAGAGGGGGGTAAAGGTCACGGCTGTAGAAGACTGGATGACCTGCTGACCCGCAGTCATTGTTGGAGCACCTACGACGCCGTTTGTTACCGAACCCAAGCAGACAATTGTTGCAACCGCGACACCTGCAGATAGGTAATTGATTGCAGAAACCTGAAAAAATGTCATGCCAGTGAGTGGGGTCGAGGCGGTTGGCGCGCCTTTGAGATTTGAATTTGTAATAATCGAATTGACTCCTACATAGGTTGTAGAACCAATCACTCCGCTCAAGCCATAAATAACAACGTTGGGAATAAGGTTGGACGTCGTTGTCGTCTGCACCGACCCGGTGGCTGCAAGGGCCGTCACAGCTCCTGGGAAACTGGCAGTTGTCGTGCTATTTCCGGCAGGGAAATAGACGCTGAAACCGCCCGTCTGGCCTCCAGGTGTGGTGCTCACGCCGTTAATATAGCCAACCCCGTTATATCCTGGGAGGCCAGATACTGACATACCGTTGGTAATGTAGGTTGCAGCCGGATATGTGGCGGCGTTGTAAACTAACTGCTGACTTGCGGATCCTGAAGAATACGTAGCACTGGAGATTGTTGCGTTTCCTGGAGTTGAGAGAGTCACATCAGCCACGGGAGTTGACGTGATGGTCTGAGAGGCTGTCCACGTAATCGTCAGGCCCGTCACAAAGGCTCCAGTGACACTCACCGCCGTCACCGCGCCATAAGCAGCTGTTGCCGAGTGACCAGGCATAGAACCCGCCGCGATGAGCTGGCCAACGTAAATCTGGCCGTTGACAATTGTCGAAGCCGCGCCGCCCGAGTTGAGTACCGTGTAAACAATAGCGGCCGTACCCGTGCCGGATGCGTATGTGAGACGGCAGGTCTGGTTGGCCGCAGGGGCCGAGAAGGCGAAGACTCCCGCCGACCAGTTGGTCGCCGAACCAGTGGAAGCAGCAAACCCTACAGTGAATCCGGTAACTGCTCCAGAAGTGAGGGTGACCGTCGTCACGTATCCTGTACCTGAACACCCAGGAAGGTTAGAAATGCTCATACCGTTTGTGATGTAACCGATGGTTGTCACTGACGTGTAGGCCTGTGTAACACCACCGGAACCCGGAGCCGTAAAAGCGGTGATGGCTGCCGGGGCTCCCACACATCCTCCGGTCAGTACCGAGTTCGTCTGGTTGTAAGGGG